GGGATACCAACGTCTACCTATTATAGAACAACATCAGGTAAGACGGAGTTATCTTTAGATACAGCAAAGAAAGTTTACCGAGTGTTAGATAGACTATCACAAACATGGTGTACTGCTTTGGAAAATCCTAAGAAAAAAAATGCAAACCTTCCAAAACTATCAGAAGCCAACAATAGTAACTGAAGCATACGTTGATTTTGTTGACCAGTTGGTAGCAAGGCGGCACGAATTAGGGTTGACGCAAGAAAGATTAGCTATGAACATAGGTTGTACTATTTCTTTAATTCATAAATGGGAACAATACAAACGTGTGCCTTCTGGTTTTATGTTAACGTGTTGGTTAGATGCTCTTGCCCTCAAGATCGAAGTCCGTCCGCTCAACTTTGAATAGCGGAACAGCTAAGTGTGATAGCTGTGAAATAATAACAGAATACTTTGTAGCTATCTTACATAGTGAGAAGCCTGCATTGTACCATTACATATGTTTAGATTGTTATGAGAAAGATATATGGCAAACAGAAATAAGCAAAAAGGCAGCTACCATGAACGATGGTTTGTTCAGTGGCTCACAAAAATCGGAATCAAAGCCAAGCGTGTCCCTCTCTCAGGATCGCTCGGAGGGGAATGGTCAGGCGACATCCACCTCACCTTGGTGGGACAAGATCTAGTAGGTGAGGTCAAGTATAGGGATAGATCTAGTTTTCCTAATGCTTTCAAAGTGTTAGAAGGTAGAGATATAGCTTTCTATAAAAGAAAAACTGGCAATCCAAAAACTTGTGTGATAATGTAAGGAGATCAGTTTGAGGCACTGATAAAAAAGATACCCCCAACGAAGGGGGCATCTGATGAGGTAGTGTAAATTATATTTCTAATAAGGAGAAGAAATATATTAAATCATTTATATCATGAGTGTATGAAAACGCAAGTTGGAAGTTCAACTGCGAAGTCTGTGTATTGTGCGCTTGCAACATATGTAGACTCAGAAGGTCAATGCTTTCCCAGTATTCAAACGCTATCATCTGATACTGAGTTGCACAGAGCAACAGTTATCAGAGCAATTAATTATTTAGTGCAGCATGGTTTCGTTGAACGCATGAGCAATCATCGTGCAGCCTCAACGCGATACCAATTAACCATATGGAAGGATGAATTAATGAGTGATGATAGTCGCACAGTGCGACACGAAGTTATTAGTAATATTATTAATATCGAAACATATATATCTTATAGTCGCAGAGAGCGACTACCCTATGAGATACAAGAGTTCTTAGAATTCTGGCAAGTCTATCCAAGACGCAAAGCTAAAGGCCAATCAAGACAAGCGTTCGTTCGTGCATGTGAAAAAGAAAAAGCGTCTACAATTATTGAAGCAGCTAAACTCTTTGCAGAAAGCGTTAGGCATGTAGAGAAACAATACATTCCGTATGCATCTACATGGCTCAATGGTGAGCGTTGGGAAGATGATCTTGATGAGATAGAAACTAACTCAGACAAGCTAAACAGTATTCTAAATATGGATGTAGCTGCGGAGCTAGATAATGTTATCAACATTAGAAAGATAGGTAAGCAATGAACTATGACAAACGTATGCAAGTTGTTGGGAAGTGGCTACAAGAATTACTAAAAAGATACACGCCACCAACAACTACAGATCACGAAACATTACGCAAAGAAGTAATGCTACATGTTGAAGATATAAATAAAAACATTCCATCTCAGATAGAACCAAACGAGATGGAACATATTTTAAATGAGGTCGATGGACAGGTTCGCGCCAATCATGGTGCGCGAACATGGCCAACGAGCAAGACCTTTATTGTATCTACTAAAGCAGCAGTAAAAATATATCTAGATAATACTAGAGACATAAGGATTACATCAGACCCTAAGTCATGGGATGAAATACTAGAAGATAGAATCAAGAAAGGAGATGGCATACCAGATTATTATTTAAAAGATACTTTATCCAGAGAACGATTATTAGATCGTGGTAATATTACAGTAAAAGATTTGGAAAAGTATTTGCAATAGCTGCATGTATGCAGTATAGTAAACTATACAAGATGAGGTAAAGTATGGAACGCAAAGGATTTATTGGCGGCAGTGATGCAGTCACAATTATGAGTGGTCAGTGGTACAACCTGTGGGAAATTAAAACAGGTCGTAAAGAACCAGATGATCTATCAGATAACTTAGCTGTACAGTTGGGCATACTAAGTGAGAGTTTAAATTTACAGTGGTTTGAAAAAGAACATGACTGTGTTCTTGCATCACATCAGTTTGAATACAAAGAACAGTACCCAGATATTAACTTAACTTTAAAAGGTACAGTTGATGCGCATTGGGACAATGGTTTAGAAGCTCCAATTGTAGAAGCTAAACATACAAATGCATTTACAAACATGGACAAGGTATTGGCATACTACATGCCACAACTACAGTTCTATATGTTTATGGCTAAAGAAAGAAGTTGTTATCTTTCTGTTATCTTTGGCAACAGTAAATACGAATCATGTTGCGTGTCATTTGACAAAGCATATTGGCATCGAATGTTTGACTGTATCAAAGAGTTTAATAGTTATGTGCAGAAAGATGAAGAACCTATTGGCTTTGGTGAACCAATTGCTACTGAGATAAATCATATTCCAGTAGATCAAATGGTAGTTCGCAATGCATCTACAGATAATATGTTTGTAGATAGAGCAGCTACCTACATTAAGTATCAACAACATTCTGTTCAGTTTGAAAGTGCTAAGAAAGATCTTAAGAGAATGATTGATGATAATGAGCGTGAGGTATACTGCGACCAGTTACAATTAAAGCGTAGCAAGAATGGTTCAGTTAGAATTAATATAAGGAATCAAGTATGAGTAACATGAACATATGGGAACAAGTATCTAAATCAGATCCTGCGTTTCTAAAGAAGGTTAGTATTGGTCGAGGTTTTACAGCTATTGACGCGCACTCTCAAGTGCAGAAAGCTACTGAAATATTTGGTGCAGTAGGTGAAGGGTGGGGTTATCATGTTGATACAATCATTCACAACCTATCGCCAAATGATACAGTTATTATAGCTAATGTAACTGTATGGCATGGGCAGCCAAGTAATGTGTTTGGTCCTGTGTCTGGGTGTAAGTCTCTTATGCGCAACGGCAAGGTTGACGAAGACGCACCTAAGAAAGCTATGACAGATGGGCTAACCAAAGCGTTGTCTCATCTTGGTTTCAATGCAGATGTTTTTCTTGGTAAGTTTGATGGTAACAAATATACATCAGACGATAAGAGTAAAACAAATAATAAAAGTAGTTACTAATCATGATGGTAAAGGAGGTAAAAAAATTATGGAAAGGTTCGTTCGTTTCCGTAAGAGATTATGAAGTAAAGAAGGCTATCAAAATGGGTGGCCTTCTTATTCACCATGCAGGTAAAAGAATGTATATATACCCTGATGATCTTAAAGAAATGAAATCACATCCGTATGTATTCAAATCAAAAACTGGCGGTAAAGATTACCGATTAGTTGATATTAAATTCGAGCCAGTAACAGCTGATCCTCGGCAAGCAAGTTTATTATAAGGAAATAAATATGACAGAATATGACAATACAAACTCAGCATCAGGGTTTGATCCATTCGAGCAGCAAGAGTTTTTGTTGCAAGGCAAAATGAATTTAGAAGGTAACGAAAGAAACTTTGTTATTGTTAAGAATGTAACCAAAGGTGGCAAGACAGTTCTTGAAGTGTATCAAAAACTTGGAGTGATGTTTCAAAATGATGGTGCGGAAAATGCACCAGATTGGAAAGGTCCGATTGATGATTACGCTTCTAACAAAGACATGGTTTTATCTGGTTGGAAACGTGAAGCTAAAGACTCAGGTAAAAAATTCTTATCTATAAAGATAACTGAAAAGATGGGTGGCAAGAGTGAAGCCCCTTTCTAACGAAACGTGGTATAGCTTGAGGGGTAGACAAGAACAAGAGCGCATAGATCTTGTTCGTGATCTAGCCAAATCAGGCTACACGCAAACAGAAGCAGCAGATATTCTTAAAGTGCAAAGAACAACTCTGCATGAGTTTATTAAAAGAAAAGATATTTCATGGCCCAACAAACAGAAAAGACATTACAATGAGTAAATTATTTTTTACATTACTTATTATTAATTACGTTGTTGAGGGTCAGGATGTATCTACTAGCGTTATCTTTCCAAGCGAAAAAGAATGTTACGATGCTATGGGTGATGGCGTGTTAGATGATTTGTATGATGTGCTTGCTGATACATATGGTAAAGAAATTATGATGCATTGTAGCAAGACACCATTCATGTCTGGTATAAGAGAACCCTCTGTAAGACCAGAGCCTCGACCTACCTCATGAGTTCGAAGTGAGGTCCATCATAGAAGGGTCGCTTTCCTTGTTTACGTCTCAAGTCAACGTAATCAAGGGAAGCATTTTCCATCTTGCCGCCCCAATCTCTAATGTTTAACCATCTGATTTGTTCATTAACCTGCCAAGCACCGCCCCATGTTATATCTACAGCATGTTGATCGGCTGCTGCTTTCATAGCATCAGCTATGTTATCGTAAAGCGTTTCTTCCCATGATGCTCGAGAACCAACATAAGCCATGAGGTCAACAGCATGGGAGAATCCATCTGCCTGCCTTCGATGAAAGCTGTTCATAGTTTTGCTTGCGCCTTTAGCTACAAGTTCCTTCTGTTCTTCTTCAGTTCTTAAGCCACAGACACAGCCAAAGTCTACGTCAGTTAAAGTTATAGCTGTTGTTACAACCTTAACTAAATCAGGATGAACACCTCTTAGTTTACTCATTGATCGTTCTGATAATTTAAATGCCATGATTAACCTTTCTTAAAGAACTTAGTCGCAGAGCGCACAGCAAAGCTACTGGCTACGATAACACCTAAAGTATACTGATACCACTCAGGCATCTGTTCCAGTGCCTTGAAGCCCTCTGAGACGACTGTACGACCCCATTCACCAGTGAACACTAAAATTAATGGGATTGAGAATAATAAAACTAACCACTCGTCCTTCCAAGAATTCTGAGAACCTTGTGCCATAATCCTTTCCCAGTCTTGGACTGAGGTTTCTTTGGAGACGAGGATCTTGGCTTTGGCTTCTGCTTCTGTGAGCTTAAGCTTTGCGTTTGCTTGTTGGGCTTGCGTTTTGGCATTTAACCAACCTCCTGCTAGTTCAGCAATCGGACCTATTAGTGTCTGGAACATGGTGTCCACCTCTATCTGTCTTTGCTTCTTTACCTAACCATAAAGCAAACGATGCAGAAAGCATAGCAGTAACTAAAGATACAAATGCTGATTGTTGTGTAGTCGGATCTTCAAGTGTCATAAACCAAAGACATACCTTCCAAGTTAAAATAATCTGACAAAGAAATGCCAGGCGAGGTAAGATCTTTAGCTCATCTAAATAGTTTGCTGTAATTGCTATCATAATATTTCCTTAGAGTTGTTACAGTTCTATTTTAATACACACAACTTTTGCTTTATCACTTGTTACAAGAACTTTAGAATCTTCTTTAGCTATTTCACAAACGTCTTGTTTGGTATAGCTTCCAATATGATAGTGCTCAAATCCTGCTGTTGATAATTGAACCCAAAGTAATACCCACATCACCACCTACCTTGATATTTTCCAAGAAAATAAAATAAAATAAATAAAATACCACCACTAATAGCAAAGATAAAAGCACCAATAGCAAAGTTAATAGCTGCATCTACCTGTTCTTGCTTGCGATAAAGCTCATCCTTACGTTGTTTACGCATCTGAGCCTCTATCTGTAACACTTCTTTCCATGCACTCGGTCCATATGTCCAAGAGATATGATCTTTAATTTCATTTCTCATCTGTTCCATTTTCTTTTTATGTGCAAAAATTTCTATAGCTGTTTCTTCATCAGAACCTTTGAATGTTTTCTTCCAAAACGGAGGGTTCTTTTCTCTCTCTTCTAAGTTAGTAAAGTCAGAGAAAGCTTTGCCCCAATTAGCAAGCTGTCCTGTCATATCTTGGAAATCTTTTCCTGCACCAATAGCCGCCTTCAATCCTTTGAAAGCACCAGTCGCCATCATAACACAAGAAACTGGGTCCATGTGCTTAACTCAGAAAAGTCATTCGTAATAATAACAACAAGCTTGCGCCAGTAATACAAATCATTATGGCTTCCATGCGTTTGATGCGATTGTACAAATCTTTAAACTGTATTTTCATTTCAGTCTTTATTTCAACAACATCCTTCTCAACTTCGTCTGTTCGAGAATGTGCTTCGGAAAGTGTGCGTGATTGTTTACTCATTACACTACCCTCACCTTCAAGTTCTGTGCAGCCAACGATTTAATCTGCACCTTATTAGCAGCAGGGTGAAAGAAGTCATAATCCGTACCCAGTACCGCACCCTCATTCAGTGCAGCCGCATCGTAATTTAACGTAACACCATCAGATGTTGGCAGTGTACTTGCAGCCGTATCCATACGCAGTGCAATCATTAGGTCTAAGCTTGAGCCAGTAGCGAAATGGTTGGCATCTGGAACAGCATCTAGTTGGGTTTTGTCCATCCTGTTAAACGCTTGTGCGGTTAGTGCTTGTTGGAGTGTGTAGAGTTCGTCATTGACTGTGCCGTTTACCCATGTTGCTGTAGTGCTATAAACAATTCCACCAGTAGTATATTGATTTACCCTCTGATAATTAGGGGATGAATTTTGAGCAACTAGATACATTTTTGTACCATCATCTTTAAAGGCTATTCCTTCAGTGTTAGTTCCTTGTGAACTTGAGTTGTATGTTCCTGAGTAAGAAGCTGTAGATAA